TCAAATGCAGCGGTGGCAGTTTTAGATTTTGGAGCAGATAAAACAGCTACATCTGGAGTTTTCACAATTCAGTTTCCAGCTAACACATCAACAGCAGCGATTCTAAGGATCTCTGGTTAATCGTAGGAGGTAAACTCCTATGAGTGGATCAGGAACTTGGGGTGCCGGCTTTTGGGGTCAGAACCAATGGAATGATTTAGCAGACCCGACTTTTACGCTTACGGGTGTTGCCCTTACTGCATCTTTAGGTGACGAGTCAACTGTTGGTGAAATTAATTTTGGTTGGGGTAGAGCCAACTGGGGTGATTTTGCGTGGGGCATTGCAGGAAATCTTATAGCTACTGGTGATGCAGTTACAGCTACTTTAGGAAATGTCGTAGCATCTATTGATGTATCTACTGGTCCATCTACAAATAACAATCAACTTATTACAACTAATCTTGCTTCTGTAGCAGTTGAAATTACAAATACTGTTTTTCCAACAGGTATTCCAATGACCAACAGTTTAGGTACAGCTGATGCTGGTCCTGATGCTATGGCTACTGGTAATGCAATGTCCATGGGTCTTGGAAGTGTTCAAGCTTATAATCAAACTGGTTGGGGCAGACAAGAATGGAATGAAAATGCGTGGGGTGTTGAAGGTCAGTTTGCAAACGTTGATGTAACAGGTATTGCAATGACAGCTGCTGCCGGAACATTAGGAATGACCGGTAATGCTAATTTAACTCTTAATACTTTAAATCTAATGAATGCAACATTAGGTCAAGCTGATCCAGCTCCTGATGCTAATGCATTTAGTCAGTTAATGACTGCAAATTTAGGAACAGCTTTAGGTCAAGCTGGAGCAGGTGCAACGCCTTCAGGTATTGCAATGACAGCTGGATTAGGAACTGTTACAGCGGTTCCTGGTCAAGAAATAACATTAACCGGATTCCCAGTAGAAGCAAGATTATCTTCAGCATTTAACATACTAATTCATGTTGATGTGCAAGTTACAGGTTTTGGCTTGACTATGAACCAGGGATCTGCTAATGCTTTAATCTGGAACGAAGTTAATACAGGTTCAGCGCCTATAACACCTCCAGGATGGCAAGAGGTGGCTGCATAATGAGTTTGACAGAAACTCATATTTTTAATAAAATGAACGTATAAGGAATTAAAAAATGGCGAATTCAACATCTGCTAACCTAAAACTTACAGTACAAGCAACCGGTGAAAACTCGGGAACTTGGGGTCAAATTACAAATACAAACTTATTAATTTTAGAACAAGCTATTGGTGGTTTTACAACTTTTAACTTAACTAATGCTAACAGATCTTTAACTTTTACTAATGGTGCTTTATCTGATGGTAAAAATGATGTTATTAAATTAACAGGAACTTTAGCAGCTAACAGAACAGTATCTATTCCAGATTCAATTGAAAAAGTTTATAACGTACAAAATGCATGTGACCATGCAGGAAACACTTTAACTTTCAAAACATCATCAGGTACAGGTGTTCTTTTGTGTGAAGGAAACAACTATGTATTATATTCGGATGGTACAAACATTGTAAAATTATCTGAACAAAGAAATTGGAGAGCAGTTTCAGCAGCTGAAACAGTTCAAGCTGGTGCTCAACTTTTAGTAAATACAAGTGGTGGAGGGGTAACAATTACGCTACCAGCCTCACCGGCTACGGGGGATGAAGTCTCATTCGTAGATCAGGGTTATGATTTTAATAGTAACGCATTGACTGTTGGAAGAAATGGATCTAATATAGCTAATGCAGCATCAGATCTAGTAGTCAATACACAAGGCGCAGCTTTTTGTTTAGTCTTCTCAGGAGATGCAACAACAGGCTGGACGTATAAGGAGAAATAATAGATGTCAAATTACGAAGCAACAAGATACGATTTCGATGGAGCAAACCTTACAGGTATCGAAGGAATTCCTACAGCAACTATTGTGCCGTGGTCTTCTTCTTCAGTGCCAACAGGTTTCTTAGAATGTAACGGTGCGGCTGTTTCAAGATCAACTTACTCTGCATTATTTGCAATTGTAGGTACAACTTACGGAGCTGGTGATGGTGCATCAACTTTTAACTTACCTGATTTGCAAGATAACGTTGCAATGGGTAAATCTGGAACTAAAGCTTTAGCATCAACTGGTGGAGCAAATACTGTAACTTCAACTGGAAACATTGGAGGAACTACAGCGAATGCAACTTTATCAACAGGTCAATTAGCATCTCACTCCCACACTAGTGGAACAGCGGGACCAAACCACAGAGCTCCGCAATATCCAAACTTCCCAACTTTTACAACAGGGGGTAGTGGTAACACTGGAAGCACAGGTTCAGGTACAGGTCACCAACATAATATGAGTGCAAACTTTACTGGGGACGCAACTTCGGTTGTTCAACCTTATTTAACAATTATTTATATAATTAAGACGTAGGAGAAATTATGGCAACAAACGCATCATGGACAGTAGTATTTGAAGACAAGATGGTCATCAAACAAAGTGGCGATGCTGCTGGTCCTTATACTATTGTAGACAATGATTTTTGGGGATTAGCTAAATGGTCAAACATTTGGGCTATACAATATGGAACTGGAAACGTTAATGATCAAGTAGAATACAGAGATGAAACTCCACATTCTAGTTACGCAGATGCTAATTTAGGAGATTTCCAAGAGTTTATTACAAGATGGGATGCAGCGCATTTAGCAAAATTACAAGCTGATTGGGATGCAGACGGTCCAATCGTAACTTATGATCGAGATGGTAATGTAGTTTCTACTGAAACTGAAGAAGAAAAAATTGCTAGAATAGGTGCAAGACCTACTTCTTACTCTTCTTCTTAATCTTTTTTCCAAATAGATAAGCTTAAAATTATTCTTTCTCTCGCTGAAAAAGCGTGATGTAAATAGTTCTTAGGTATATATAATATATCGCCAGGTTCTACTTTGAAGTCTTTGTTGTCTAAATGATAATAAGTAACATTCTTAACACCTATTATTAATACATGTTCTTTATCAAGATGAGAAGGTCCTACTTCACCTTTTAAAGAATAAAAAAAATCTAAATTACCTATATCAAATAAATCTTTTAAATTAGTGTGAACATAACTAATAAAAGGTTTAAAAATAGATAATTGATTTACGTTATATATCTGACCTACAAATTTGTTTGATCTTACATGAACACCATCTAAAGTATTATTTTTTGCCCATAATGCTAACATGGTATCAAAATTAAAATCTAAGCTAAAGGTTTCTAGTCGTATAGCATTTTTTAAAAGTAAACACTTATTTTTTTCAACAGCTTTTCTTATTTCTTTAAAAATCATTTTTATCTTAGCATCATCCAAGATGTTAAAATATATTTTTCACCTGATAAAGGTGGATTACCTCTATGTACGTAAGGAAAACTTGCAGGCCAAATAACTATTCTACCTGTTTTAGGTTTAACTCTTTTAGAAAAATGTAAAAATTCTGTTTCTCCTCCATCTTCGACATCATTTAAATAAATAGAAAAAACAAACGCACGTGCTTCATTATGATATCCTGCATTATGTTCTATATGCCAAACATGATATCCTTCCGTAGGTAAAGTTTTTTGAATTTTTAAATCTGTAAAATGAAAAGGAATACCAAACGCTGAGTCGGCACCCGTATTTTTTGTATAGTGATTCCAAGCTATATCAAAATTAAGCATCATGGGTTTTAGTGATTCCCACCAAACACTTATGTTATTAGGACCAGCAAAAAATTGTTGATCTTGTTTTTGAAGTATAGATACTTTTTCAGAGCCAATTCTATTGACAGTATTATTAAATTTATTTTGATCTTCATATAACTTAATAGCTTTATTACATTCTTGTGGAGTAATATAATTGTCATATATACCTATAAAATTATTTATATTAACTGTCTTTTCATTCATCTAAAATATCTTTCCGTGCTGCCATTCCCATAAAAAAGGAGACTTTTTTATATGGTTATATACATAGTAATCAAAATGTAAATATTTCATAATCTCTTCTTTATCTAGATATTTTTCTATATCATAGTATTTTGATGTTTTATGTTCCTCTGGAAAAGCATTTAAGTGTTTAGTTTGATTAAAATGCATTTTTAAAAACAAATTTAAATCATCAATGTCTATATAATGTTCTATCTGATAATTCATTAGATAGGGGATTTGTGAAATGCTATGATTTATTGTGCCATTTAAAGTATTTCTTATATGGTTTTCATTAGAGGTAAATACTTTTTTAATATCAATATCTTTTACATCTACGTTATTTATTAATAAATCATATTTTAAACCTGATAGAAATCTTTCGTAAGGATCTCGTATAATACAAAATCTTGGTTTTTTAGATAAACCAAATGTATATTCAATATTATCTTTATAAGTATCTAATATACAATTCATAACACTTTTACTAGCGTTTTTATGAATTCTTACATATTGAAATTCTTTAGTTTCAACTAATTCTGCAAATCTAAAATTCATTTTTTATCTTGAGCTTCCTCTATAGATTCAATTTCATATCTTTGATCATAAGCATATTTTTTAAAAGGACCGTTTTGATCTACATAATGAAAAAATACTTGAGCCATACCTTCACCTTCATATATACCAGGCCTCCAATGTTTTTGACTACAACCCGCGTATAGCAAACCATCTCCTTCTTCTAATTCAATTTTTTTATTTTCTATAACTATAGGCCAATTATCATATTTTTTTATACAAGCAGTTACGGATACTTCACAAGCTGGTCTATCTTTGTGTTTAGGTAATGTACCACCTAATACATAATATCTCCAATATGTAAAAGTAGGAAAAAGTTTTAATTTAGATTCTATTTCTACTTTAGATAATTTTTTATCTAGCAACGACCGCATTAAAGGATCACCATACCAAGCTGGTGAAAATGCAGAATTAGGTTGTCTTTCTATTATATGATCTTTAAAGTCGTCTAATTTAATATAGCAGTATTTCTGAAGAATACTTAGTTCTTCTTCTGTAAAAAAGTTTTTTATTACTTTATAATTTACTGCAGCCATAATACTATACTATATCTAATTCCTTTGGTTATAGGTTCAATCATATGAGGATACAAAAAATTACTAGGAAAAAATACAATAGATCTTTCATTTAATTTAAATCTTTTAATTTCTTTTTCTCTTTGATCAGTAAAAACTAAATCTCCACCTTCGTATTCATTATTTAAATTTATAATAACACTAAGACTTCTGGCAGTGGAAGAATAATGATCTGTATGAATTCCATATTTACATTCAGGTGTATATTTTAAAACATCTATTTGGTTAATTCTATCGCTAGCCATTTGAGGAAATTTAATTTTATAATGGTAGTATACCTTTTCCACTTCTTGTTTTATATAATTCCAATAAAAAATATCAGTGGGGGTATCAAGACTTAAGGAATATCCTTTTACTTGTCTATGTATATTTTTAACTGTTTTACCTCCACTCCCTAATTTTTTAGAGGCTTTTACATCTATAAGCATCTTCACCTTTTCACAAAAGGTAGGATCTATTATATTTTTTAATTCGACAATAGCTTCTAAATGGTCCATAATATTGCTACTTTCATTCTCTATAAAACTAAGCTATAAAGCACTATATGCTACAAAAATTAAAATTCAAGCCTGGATTTAACAAACAAGACACTGAGTCAGGAGCCGAAGGTCAATGGACTGATGGTGATTTTGTAAGATTTAGATATGGACTACCTGAAAAAATAGGTGGTTGGTTACAATTAACCGCAGCTCAAAAGACTCTACCCGGAGCGGCTAGAGCACAAGTTGCATTCTCAAGTTTTGCAGGTGAAAAATACTCTGCCATTGGAACGTCTCAAGGGTTATTCTTATATTATGGTAATGATTTTTTCGATATCACACCTTTAGATACAGCTATTACTGGATGTACACTAACAACTGTTAATGCATCTAGAACAGTAACCATTAATAAAGGCTCACATGGTCTAGAGGTGGGACGATACATAACTCTTTCATCAGTTACAGTAACGGGTGCATCAGATTTTACGGCGGCAGAACTAGAACAGGTTTATGAAATATTAACTGTACCTGACGTCGATAAATTTACTGTACAAGCTTCACGTGCTGAAGGAGGATCTGGTATGACAGCAGCAGGAGCTGTAACAGTTAATCCTTATGTTGAAGTAGGGCCAACTACACAAACAACAGGATTTGGTTGGAGCACATCTACATGGGGAGCATCAACCTGGGGAACAGCAAGAGGTACAAGTGACGTGGTTCTAGATCCAGGAAACTGGAGTCTAGATAACTTTGGTCAAGTATTAGTTGCAACTATATTTAATGGTAAAACATTTACATGGAATGCAGGTGCATCTAATGCGAGAGGTAATAGAGCATCGTTAACAACATCAGGTTTTGCAACTGGTAACAATCCTACCGCTAGCAGATTTACTTTAGTGTCTGATCGAGATAGACATTTATTTCATTTTGGAACTGAAACAACCATCGGTGACACCACAACACAAGATCCGATGTTTGTAAGATTTTCTAATCAAGAAGATTTAAATACATACACACCAACAG